TGTCCACACGTTTATAGCACTCGGATCGACATCCGTCCACGTCGTTCCCGGATCAGGAACAACATTGCCCCACACGGTTACCTGACCAACGCGGCCAACGGCACTGACGCCCAGCGGGATAACGACCGCAGAGCCTGTGGCGGTGACGGAGCCGACCTCACCGGAAGCAGAGACGCCCGTGACCGGGACTTCGATGGACGGAAGACCCTGCGCGTCTCCGACTTGGCCTGTTCCCTCAACGCCCGTCAGCGACAGGTTGGCGTCACCTGTGATGGCAACCGCGCCAACGTCGCCAGAAGCCGTCAGGCCCGTGAGCGGGATGACCGCGCCACCCGTAGCCACGACGGTGCCGACTGCGCCTGTGGCCTCAACGCCTGTGACTGCAACGTCAACCGGGATGACGGCAGTGCCGCTGCCGACTTGCCCCGTGGCCGAGACGCCCGTAACCGAAACGCCGACATTCGGGATAACAACGCTGCCGACCTGCCCTGTGGCAGACAGGCCAGAAACGGAAACAATCGCTCCCCCGGTCGCCGCAGCTTGCCCAACTTCGCCTGTGGCCGCAGAGCCTACGACATCAACAAGCGCAGACGCGACAGCGGCTGGAGCGCCAACCTCACCCGTGGCCTCGACGCCCGTGACGAGAGCAGAGGCGTCACTAAACGCGAACACCGCACCGACCTGCCCCGTGGCTGAGACGCCCGCGACAGAGACACTCACATCCGGGAAAATAAGTTGCCCGACCTGCCCCGTGGCGAAGACGCCCGTGACAGGGACATCAACATCGGGGATTATGACGGCAACGCTGCCAACCTCGCCCGTGGCTGTCACGCCCGTGACGGGGACGACGACATCAGGGATAAACGCAACGACGGAGCCAACTTCGCCTGTGGCCGTTACACCCGTGACAGGCACAACGACATTTACACCACTGGCAGCCTCAAACAACCACCCGAAGGAGCCGTTGTTCGTGGAGTTATCACCTGCATACCATGTCATAGCTGATACGCCCTCACGCCTGTAATGGTCACATAGTCTATGTCAATGTCACCCGCGCCCGTGTGTATTAGAGTACACGGGCTGGTGGCCGACGAACCTTGGATTGTCAGAACCCTACCAGCTTCGCCAGTGGCCGTGAAGTCAGCAACACGCTGGGTGGTAGTGCCGAAGTCTAAGGTCGTCGCACCTGTGGCGCTGTAGCTGTTGGTGATGTTGGCGAGGGTGTTGTTGCCACTGAACGTCAGTAAGCCTGCGCCAGCTTGGTCTAGGGTGATACCTGAGTAATCGAGATCACCGCCCGCAAACGACTTTGATGAGGCGCTGGTGAACTTGATCGTCCCGGTTCCCGTGACGGCTAGGCCAGTTGATGGAAGGGCGTCCCAAGCGGTCGTCCCCGCAATCGTCCATGTCCCAGAACCAACAGCGAGGGTTCTTGTCGTGGTCGTGTCATCTAGGTTTACGCCGCCAGTAGAGCCACTGATCGTTACGTTGTAGCCGTTGGCGTCGAAGGTGCCAGAGCGGAGAGTAAGGGCGCTGGCGTTTGACCTATCTGTCTCAAACGCATCCTGAAGTGTCACCGACCCACTTGGCGTATCTATAGTAAAAGACTGCGTGAACGTCTTTCCAGCACTGGTAATCGTCTGCGAACCACGACCAACGAAGGTCAGCGCCCCCGTCCCGCTAAAGGTAACCCCTGTGCCATTGATCCAGTTGCCGTAGATCGAAGGCGCTTGATTGCAAGTTAGCGGCATCGTGTTTGTCGTGCGGGCCGACATGTCGATGGTGCCGATGTTGTAGGCAGCGTTGATGGTGACAGTCGAACCTGAGTTCGGGCTTCCAGCCTCAAAGATGCAGGTGTCCTGTGCCAACGGGAAGTTGTCGTTGCTGACCGACCCGCCACTGGATGTCGCCCACGCAGTAGCACTCCAACTGCCGCCACCCGCAAGGTTCCAATACTTGTTCGCGCCAGCGCCGAAGGTGATCCCCGTGTTGCCCTTGCAATCCCCGAGCCGTGTGCCGCTGACAGGAGCAGGAGAGCCAGCAATCGTGATGTCGCGGAAGTCGATGTCCGTCAGAGAGGCCACAGCAGCGCATGTAAGCGTCCTTGTAGTTCCAATCGTGTCAGACCGCACAAACGTCCGCATCGTGGCATTGGTGCCAGCAGACAGCGTCAGGGTGCCGTTGATGGTCTGGTTGGCAGCGAGGGCTAGTACGCTAATGCCAGCAGAGGTTCTGCCTGCAACGGTCAGGTTGTTGAAAGTGTTTGCGCCGTCGATGCTGGCAGTGACGATGCTCGTGCCTGTGATGCTGACATTATATAAAGTTTGGTTATTGAAGTTCACGCTAGGGGAAGAAGTTCCACCTGTAAAAATTATTTCAGACGTTCCTGCGTTAAAGGTAAGCGAAGCACGAAGCGATTCTGCTGTGCCGAAGTTTATGTTGTTCGTACAAGTAATGGTCGAGGAGCCAAAGTTAATCGTTCTAGCATGAGCTGTATTTGATATAACGCTGCCGCAAGTCAGATTGTAGTTCGCAGTATCAAACGACCCGTTGGTAACGGTAAGCGCGCTCGAACCCATATTCAGCGCATCAGCCAGCGCCCACTCAGCCCCCACGCCATCAACCGTAATAGCAGACGCCAGCGTCACACCGTTAGTCGTAATCGTCTTGCCCGCACCCGTACCTGTCAGCGTGATCGCACCCGTATACGTCCGCGTCAGCCCCGTAGCGGGCAGGGTGATGTCGTCGTGGATGAATAAGGAAGTCGATCCAGCCAGCGTCACGTTACCCAACAGAGGTCCAGAGATGGTCAGGGACTTGCAGCGGTTGCCCCCCGTGATGGCGTTTACAGTGGCCGTGTAGGCCGTAGCGTTGGACAGGCTATCGAACACCACATCGTCATGGCTGCGTGGCAGATCGGCCCCACTAACGCCACCAGAGGACGTAGACCAACGAGCCGTGTCATTCCAGTTGCCAGTGCCACCGACCCAGTAGCGTGTGCTGTCGGCGGGCTTGGCTGTACGATAGACCGGGGCGGCAGCGGTCCCCGTGCTGTTTGCGCCAGCGTAGAACTCCGCAGGGCTTGTCGCAGCAAAGCCGATGCTGCCCATTGCGAGGTAGTCGATGCCGTCTGTGCAAGCACCCGCGAGGATGTGGCTTGTGCCTGTCCCTGTCAGCGTCACCACGTTGCCAGAAGTTCCCGTCACGCTCCACTTGCCAAAGGTCTGGGTGGTCGTGCCGAGGGCGATGGTGTGGGCGACAGTCTTAGTGCTGGCGAGTTCGGTGAAGCTGGTGTTGCCGGTAATGGTCAGTTGGGATATGCCTGTTGCACCGCCAATGGTCAGCTTGTTGTAGGATAGACCGCCGCCAGAAAAAGAGCGGGTTGTTGTGCTGGTGTTTGACAGCAGGATGTCAGCGGTGCCTGTATATAGGGCAAGGTTTGTCGTTGTGGCTACGTTCCAAACGCTACCCGCCCCAGACAGGGTCCAAGTTCCAGAACCCATTTTAAGCGTTCTGGTGTTGGTATTACTGCCATCAAGCAGGCCAGACGTCACATTATACGACACAGCATCAAAGGTGCCTGATGTGAGCGTCAAGGTTCGAGCAGAGTTCATCACCAACGCATCAGCAAGCTGCACGGTGCCTGTGCCGCAGTCGATAGTGATAGGGCAGCCAAAAGCTACGCCGTTGCTGGTGATGGTCGAGGTGCCTTGTCCTGCGAAGGTGATCGTGCCCGCTGCGCTGGTTGATGTAACCCCCGTCCCAAAGAGCCAGTTGCCGTAGACCGTAGGCGTGTTGGTGCTTGTCGTCAGCGTCATGGCACTCGTGCGGGCAGACATATCGAGTGTGCCGATGTTGAAGGTCTGAACCGTTACCGTCCCAGCAGACCCAGTGTTATCAAACACCGCAGTGTCCTGAGCCAGCGGAAACTCGTTCAGCGCAGGGCTACCACCAGACGACGGTGCCCAACCCGTAGCACTCCAATTCTGCGTCCCAGCAAGGTTCCAATACACCGTCTTGCCAGCAGGGAAGGTCACGCCAGAGTTGCCGCCACAGTTGCCTGCACGGGTCGGAGAGCTACCAGCGGCGGTGCCTGCAATGGTGATGTCGCGGAAGTCACAGTCGTTAGCAGACAGCGTTCCTACGGTCAGGGTGCGGGTGGTGCCGATGGTGTCAGAGCGGACGAAGATGCGACGGACGGCTGTGGCACCAGCGGCAGTCAGTGTTCCTGTGATGGTTTGGTTGGCACCAAGGGATACCTGACGAAGACTTGCGCTGGATGGCGCTGTGATCGACAGGCTGTTGAAGGTGTTTGCGCCGATGATGTTGTGTGTGCCAGTGGCGGTGCTGGTGAACGACACATTGTAGAATGTTTGATTGCCGCCATTGACGTCTACTGTGCTCGCACTGCAAACTAGAGAAGAAGTGCCAGCATCGAATGTTAGATTGGTTGATGTATTAAATGAAACCGTTGAAGCACCGACCAACGTAACCGTGCTTGCACCCAGCTTGATCTCGCGCACGTTGCTGTTGTCGGATGATAAAGCCCCAGCCGTGACGTTGTAGCCCTTGGTGTCAAAGGTGCCGTTGGTGACGGTGAGCGTATTGGTGCCGATGTTCAGGGCGTCTGCGAGTTCGACCGTGCCGCCGAAGGAGTTAATGAAAATAACACCGGAAAACGTCTTGCCCGCGCTGGTGATGGCTTGGGTGTTGCGGCCATTGAAGCTAAGACTTTGCCCCCCGCTGATCGTGATGCCAGAGCCAAACGTCCAGTTGCCGTATATCACTTGCCCCGCAGTGAGGCTAAGCGTCAACGCACTCGTCCGCGCGCTCATATCCACCGCTCCAGTATAGGGAATGGCGGCGTTCATGGTGTGAGTGCCAGCGGTCGTGCTTTGGTCAAACACCGCCGTGTCTTGGGCAAGCGGGAAGAAGTCTGTATTCGGAGAACCGCCCGACGTATCCGACCACTGATCGTCGGACCAGTTGCCCGTGCCGATGCGGAAGCAGTTCTTGGGCGTCGAGAACGTAATACCGACGTTGCCACGTAAGTCGCCAATGCGAGTGCCTGTCAGCGTCCCGCCTGTGCCAGTGACACGAATATCACGGAAGTCCACGTCGGTCACAGTGCCAATGGTGGCGATCTGCATATCGCGCAGTAGGCCATAGGTCGAGGAATAAAACCAAGCGCGGCGGTTGCCCTGAGTGCTAGAGGTCGAGAACGTACCAGCGATGACGAAGTTCAGACCAACAGAAAACTCCGTGACGCCATTAGCAGGCTCAGGCGTGAAGGTCAGGTTAGCGCAGGTGGCGTTGTCCGTAACCGTGACGGTGTAGTGGGCGGTGGCAGAAGCCGCATCGAAGATCGCATTGTCAGAGGCTGTAGGAACAGAAGCGCCAGAGGCACCGCCTGACGTTGTGGACCACTTCGTGGTGCTGTCCCAAGACCCCGATCCACCAACCCAATAACGATCCATTTAGACCTCTACAGGCTTGAGGACCGTCTGGCCGTCGATCTCGACCTTCTCATAGGTTGCGCCGTCGATCTCCACGGTGTCCGGCTCTGCTGGTGGAGCCTCCACCACGGCAATCCAGTTGTCCCGGCGCTGCACCTTCATAGCCTCGATCTCAGCGTCACTGAGACCGTGGTTGTCGGGCAGGTGCAGCGCATCACGGAACTTGCCGTGGGCGGTGTCAAACTCGAAGTCGATCTTCATGGTAACCTCTTATGCGATGCGGATGATCGCGTTCGAAGCATCCGCTGTCGGGAACTGGATGGTGAACGTGCCAGCCGTCGAGGTCTTGTCCGAGCCGAAGTCCAACACCACAACCGCAGGATCGCCAGCAGCCGTGTCGTTGTAGATCAACGCACCGCGGGCCGTGATGGTCGCGGAGGTGAACGACAGGTCGTCGAAGTCGGTCAGGGCCGTCGTACCGCTCGTGGTCGGGGTGACGTTGGTCAACGTGCCGCCGCCAGCCGAGTAGGTGCCAGAGTTGCCGACCTCGTTGCTCGAAGTGTAGGCCGTCGTCGCCGCCGTGAAGGAGGCACTGTTCGTGTACAGCGCCAGCTTGAACGTGTTGCCGGTGGACGCTGTGAAGTTGTGGACTGCTTGCATCAGCTCTTTTTTAAAGCTGGTGCACATAAAATTGCCCGTGAACGCCATGTCAAAGTCCCTTTATCTGTTTGGACAGATCGGAAAAACCCGCCTGCTCCAGTTTCGCCACGACCGTCGCACGGTCCTCTGCTGCAGCCATCTTAACATAGTGCAGGACAACCGCCAACATCTGCTCTCTAAACGCGCGGGCCTGCATGGCAAGTTCCGGCGGGGCCGTGTCAGCAACGCGGATCAGGCGATCAACGCAAAGTTCAGCCACCTGCTCGGGGCTATGGCCACCGTTGGTGGAGGTCATGACGCTAACAGCGCCGGGGGATGCTGATCCAATGAACATCAGGTCGCCCCGCCAGATTTGACGCCGTCGCGGTAGTCATCGCGCTTAGATCGCAGGTCGATGCCAAACAGCTGTGCCATGGCTTCCATGTAGCGGTTCGTGTAGAGCTGGAGCATATCGGCGTCCCCCTTGAGGTAGGTATACGCTTCGACGAGCGAACCATACAAGAGAGCGGTTTCGGCGTTGGTTCCGAGCCACGACGTGCCGGTGGCTACAATGGACGGCGGGTCGTAGTAGTAATGGAGCTCGACGGTGAACACACCGCTCGGAGTCGGGCCAAGGATGAAGTTACCCTCTGTGCCAACCTGATCGCCGTCGAACTGCGCGTAATACTTCGGAAGCCCCTGCGTAGAAGGGCCCGGATAGGCCTCGCGGATGAAGTTGACGTCCTTGTCGTACAGGTAGCTATAGTTCCCAGAACCATCGACGACAGCCAGAGAGAACACAGACAAGAAGTCTGTCGGGCGGGCAAGGTACTGATTGCCCGCCGTCGTCGCTGCAGTAGCGTTCTTGCGCAGCTCAGGAATCTGCACCGACCGGTAGATGCGCTCCTCGGCCTGCTGAACGAACGTGGGGATGTTCGAGACAAAGCTCGTTTCCGAGGTCTCGAG